CGGTAACGGCTACGGAGACGGTGCCTACGGCACTCAGGCGTACGGCATGGGGGCTACCGTAGCGTGGCTCGTGGCCGCGGGTGCCCCGTTGAGCGTGACCATAAACTCAACGTCAACTGTCACCGCGAACATTACCGCGCCATCGCTGCTTGCTGCAACGGTTCCGGTCTCTACGACGATCACAGCGAATCTTTCAGCGCCCGCGTTGATGACGTGCATCATTCCGATTACGACGACGGTAGTTGCTCAGACGACGGTGCCTCAATCTTTGACGTGTGTTATTCCAATCACCACCACTGTCACCACCGCGCTCTCAGCTAAGACGTTCCTTGCGACGACAATTCCAGTAACCACGAGCGTCATTGTCGAACTCTCAGCCACTTCACTGTCCACGACGCTGATACCAATTACGACCAGCGTGGCGACTCAACTCACCGCCCCAGCACTGCTCAGCGTCACAGTCCCGATCATCACGACAGTCGTGGCTTCAGTTGGGGCTCCTGTCGCGCTCACAGTCACGATCCCAGCAATCACGACCGTTTCAACTGCACTGACCGTGCCAGCACTCCTGAGCGCGACCGTTCCAGTGACTACCTCAGTTGTCGCAATTGTCACGACCACGGCACCGCTCACCGCTCTCATCCCCATCAATGTCACGGTGGTATCGAGTCTCAGCGCTACGACACTCCTGACTGCTACGGTCCCGATTACCACCTCAGTTGCCGCCACGCTCACTGCATCGGCTGACCTGGCCCCAATCGTCAACATCGTCACGACCGTCTCTGCCAATCTGACGGTCCCACAACCTTTAACAGCCACGATCCCAATTACGACAACTGTGGTCACGTCACTTTCGGCTAAGACGTTCCTGACAGCCTTGGTCCCAATATCAACCTCGGTGACCGCTGCATTGGCTTCCCCGGCGCTTGTGAGCGCCACCGTCCCAGTGACCGTCAGTGTTGCTGCTGGACTCACGGCGCCGACGTCCCTTACGACCACTGTGCCAATAACGACCTCAGTGGTTTCGACGGTCACCACCACGGCCCCACTCTCGGCCGCGGTTCCAATCAACTTCACCGTCTTAGCGAACTTGACTGCTGGGACTGTCCCTGAACTAAATGCGATTATCCCCATTACCACGACCGTCGTTGCCAATCTGGCCTCTAGGCCACTCCTGAGTGTTGACGTACCAATTACCTCGACGGTCTCGGCGGCACTGACAACGCCAGCCTCATTGAGCGTTCAAGTGGCCATCAACACGAGTGTCGTCGCCTCGCTGGTAGCAAAGACGTTCCTGAATACCACTGTTCCAATCATCTTTGGGGTGACGGCGAAACTCACGGCAGCCGGTGAAGCAGCGGCATTCGTGACGATCACCACGTCAGTTGTGGCCAAGTTGACGGTTCCAGCGAGCCTCACGGCCAGTATCCCAGTGGCAACTTCAGTGGATACCTCGCTCACGGCGGCGAGTCAGATGACGGCCAACCCAGCCATCGTCACGAGCGTCATCAGCGCACTGAGCGCCCCTGCTTCGTTGGGCGCCGTTGTCAACGTCATGACTGGCGTAACGGCTTCATTGAGCGCCACTGCGTCACTGAGCGCCTTTGTCACCATCCTCACCATCGTCTACTCAACGCTGTCTGCTGGCTTTCCAAGGTCACCAGCCACCGCGAGTGTCACAGATACACTTCTAACCAGCGCGACGGTAAGGGATATAGCGAAATCAAGCGCAACGGTGAGTGACGCATTGTTAATAGAGGCCAAAGTTAGATGAGTTACCTTCAAGGGAGCATCGTCATCAGTAATGTGCGTTTCCGTGACGAGGTGACACGAGCCGCCATTGACCCCACGACGGTCGAGTTCTACTACCAGATCAACGGGCAAGGACCAAGTACAACTATCACCTACGTTGACGCGACCGTCCCATCTGTTGGCGTCATCGCGAGAATGGGCGTTGGCTGGTATCAAACGTGGATCGATACCACTTCATTCGCTGGCACCACTAGCGAGTTCTGGAATGGCGTAGGCGTTGGTCAAGCGCCGGGCCAGAAGCAGTTCATCGTCATCCCAACGGGGTTCTCGTGAGTTTTACTCTCGTAACGATCACGGGTGCATTCGTGAACAGCGACGACTCCCCGGCCTCGGGGACTTTGTGCGCGACACTCAGTGCTTCGCTATCTAATGATGGGATAGAACAATCGCAAGAGCCGGTGTGTGGTCTGCTCGATCCCACTGGATCCCTGATCGCTCAGAACGGAAAGCCGTTTACGCTCTGCGCGACTGATGATGCAGGCACAATCCCGCAGGGGTACTTCTACATATTCACGCTGAATCTCGACGGCCAGTCAGTCGTGGAGTTCAACGCGCCAGTACTCAATGCGAATAACCCGATCACCTTCGTTCAACTACAGGACAACGCCGTATGACGCATTCATTCCTGCTCTTCGTGATCTACGCCTTGGCGGTTCATCGACTGACGATTCTCGGCACTGAGGACACGATCACTGAGCCGATTCGTGATTGGCTGAAAGGTAAGTCATTCGGCGAATTAGTGGAGCGCGACAACATCACGGGCAACGTCATTAGTCGAACGCCGTCGCCGAAGCCGAAGTCACTGTGGTCGTGGCTCTGGAAACTGACAACCTGCCCGTGGTGCCTGAGCATGTACATGGCAGCGGGTGTAGTGACCTTGGCGTACTTTCAAGGCTCATGGTTCAAATACGTCGCGCTGGTTCTCGCGTTCTCGTCTATCGCCGCACTCATCTCTGAGAAGACCTGATGGCGACCAAGACAACGAAGTGGGAAGACCGACACCAGCGCGCCACTGAGAACAAGAAGAAGAACCGACCGTTCCGCGCGCTTACTGCGGCATCGAGTGAGATTGAGGTCGGCAACAAGGTCGAGGCTCAACGACAGAGGATGCTTCGTCAGAACTGGCAGTTGCAGGCATGGAGCATGCACAATTCTCTGCCCGAGTTGTCCTACGGTCACGGATTCCTCGCGCACTGCGCATCAAGGATGCGGCTGTTTCCGGCCGCGTATCCATTGATTGGGGAGACTGACAAGCCGCTCGACATCACTGACCCGTTGCTCGAAACGCCGCCCGAGGTCATTGCAGCCTGCACGAACGCCATGACGGACCTTGGTAACGGACGTCTGGCAATATCAAACATCTTGGAGCAACTCTCGCTGAACTTCTCCGTTACCGGAGAAGCGTTCCTTCTAGGACTGACGGACCCCGAGACCTTGCAGAACGTCTACTCAATTCGTTCAGTCTCCGAAATAGTAATTTACGACGACTACGTGAAACTGCGCGAAGGGCCGATGACCAACACGGGTGTTCTTGGATTGATTGACTTGCCCGAAGACGCTCTCGTAGAGAGGATGTGGCAGCCGCACCCCCAGTTCAGACTTCTCGCTCAGTCGCCGATGCGGGCACTGATCAATACCTGCGAAGACCTGCAAATCATGCGCCGATTGATTCGCGCGACGGGTCGCTCACGTCTTGCGGGCAGGGGAATCCTGTTCCTGCCCTCTGAGATGTCCGTCCCGAATCTCAATGACGACAACGGGAATATCGACTCCGACGAGTTCCTTTCGACATTGACCACGGCCATGATGACGCCTATTCGCAACGAGGGCGATGCTTCGGGCGTTGTTCCGTTAGTCGTCCAAGCCCCCGGCGATCAGATCAGCAAGATCAAGTGGATTGAATTCGCGTCGGTCTTCGACGAGCAGGCCGGAAAGATTCGTGACGAACTCGTCGGTGTTGTCGCTACGGGCTTGGACCTTCCGAAGGAGATTTTCAATCTCGCCGACATCAACCATTGGGGAATCTTTCAAATAGATTCAAACACCTTTCGTTATCACGTTGAGATACACGTCATCAAGCTCGTCGAAGCCCTGACCGGTGCGTTCCTTCGTCCGTACTTCGCTACGTGTGGACTCGATAAGTCAGTCGTCGATGCATGGATTTCACGTCTGGTCTTCTGGTACGACCCGACTGAGTTAGTAACTCCCCCAGACCTCTCAGCCTCTGCGATCACCGCCTACAACGCGCGAGTCATCTCTGCCGCCGCGCTTCGCAAGTACCTCGGCTTCAAGGACTCTGATGCTCCGAGCGGCGAAGAGATCGAAGTGCGTCTCATCAGCGACACCCGTACGTGGCCGGTCAACGCACTCATCGCCCTGCTGCACAAGTTGGACCCCGAACTGGCTTTCCCCGCCATCCCCGGGCCCGGCATCATCCCCGGACTCAAGGCAGAGACTGCGACCGACCCCGGCGGTCTCGACGTTCCTGCTCAAACCACGCCAGCAGCGATTGGTTCAACGCCCATCACGACGCCGGCGACGACCGTTCCCGAGCCCACGACCGGCACAGTCACCAACCCACTGCCGAGCAACGAGAACGGCAGCATCCTCGCCAGTGGTTACTACGACGACGCCGACCGAGAGATGATGGTTCGCGTGCTCAAGATGGAACTCGCTCGACGTGGAATCGACGTTTTCTCTCAGCCAATGTTGCAGTTGACGGCAGCAGCGAAGGTCGGACCGACCGACAAGGAACTTCGACTTTCTCGCAAGTTGACCCAGATCGACTCAGACCTGCGCATGAAACTCCAAGTCGCCGCGAACGCCGAGATGCGCCGTCAACTCGAAAAGGCTTCACACCGCGTACGCCAAAGCGTCTCACGGGATAAGGAACTCAAGACCAAGATCGCGAGGACTCGAAACGAATTCGTTGCACTCAGGCTCTCTGGCGACATCGACCCAATCGTTGCCGCCAGTTACGTCACCAACGACTGGACGTCACTCGAAGAGCAGTTCAAGTCATGGACGGGACTTGCCCAACGCCAAGCCATAGCCGCCGCACGACAACTCAGCGGTGACGACGAACTCGGGTCGTCTGCATCGGCAGTCATCGCAATGAGCGAAGGCGTCGACAAGGGCTGGCGAGTCTTGAAGGATTCAATGGACGAGATAGCACAACACCTCGCCTACAACCCTGACCCGAACATGACCGACGACGCGGCGCTCGAGGCGTTGAACCCTGACACACTGGTTCCAACTGGCGTGATTCGTTGCGCGGTGGGAGTTGCGGGCGGTGCGACTAAGGAAGACTTCCTGAACGTTGTTCTCGATACTGGAGCTACGGTGCCAGCATTGCCGAACACAATCGGTGTTGGTGGCGTGGCGTCAGGTGCCACAATCTCGAATCTCTTGACGAGCGCAGGCTGTTCAACCTCGTCGTTTACCTGGATCCACGGACCTTCGACTAAGCCCTTTGAACCTCACGAAGCGCTCGATGGAGTCGAGTTCGATTCATTCACAGACCCCGTTTTAGCCAACCCAAATGACTGGCCACCGGTAGCATTTTACCTGGCCGGAGACCATTTTGGCTGCATTTGCGATGAACAGGCGAACTGGGTAGGCCCTGCAAATTCAGCGGATACCAGCGAGTAGTCTCGTCTCTGTGTATGATTGCTCATACAAACTTGGAGGGTAAATGAAACTACGTCGCAATCACCGGTTAGCGCCTGAGCCGCTCGACCCGAGGTATCCGTTGCGAGGATTCCGAGTTATCGATGAACGACAGACGCGACAACGCGAGAATTGGCAGTCTGACGTGTTCGACATGCTCCTGGCAGCAAGCGTGATTGACGAGGAAGTCACCAGTGTCCCTTGCAACTGTGGCGATGTGGACCTGCCTTTCGGCGCTACTGGGATGAGCGACGGATACCTCGGGTCGAGAGTTCTAGACGATGAATCCGAATCTTCACGAAACTTTCGCAAGGACATAGCACGGATAGACCGCGAATATCGTCAGACGGGTTCATTCTTCGCGCTCAAGCCTGGTGAGAAGGGCAAGCATGGCACGATCGGGGGTGAGGCTAAGTGACCAACACGCTTAACGAAAGTGCCTAGCCCTCGTTCAAAGGTCTCACATGAATCGAATCAACCGAATCTTGATCGTCCTTATTGTCGCTTCATCGCTGGCGTTTGGCGCTGTCACGGCGTCTGCCGCCACCCCCAGGGTTCATCGAATCCCGTGGTACGAACCGCTCCTGCGTAATGACCGGGCTGAGTGGGCAACGTGGACGTGTGTTATCCGAGCCGAATCGCGTTCGACGTGGACGCACCCGAATCTCGGTGACAATCGCACTCCGGCAATGGGGCCGAACTCTGGCATCTTCCAAATACAGGACCCCACCTTTCACGCTCATTTTGGGGTCAAGACTCTGCACGTATGGCAGGCCACACCGCGACAGCAAGCAATCGCTGCTATGAATATCCGCTGGGCAGATCATGACGATGGGCTCAACGGCTTCGGACCGTGGAAAGGCGACGGGTGCTTCTGATGGCTAGAGAACACCAGACCGTCGCGATCTTCCTCGACTACGTGGGTCACGCCAAGATGACGCCCGCACTCGCCGAGAAACTCGTCGATCGTTCACGCGTACCGGTGACGGTCTTACAGCGTCGCCGACTATGGAGGAACCACTGATGCGATTTGAGATACGCCGTGATCGCCTGGGCCATGTGTGGTTCCGATGCCGCGTCTGCAAGGCAGAGGGGCTGCCTCACTACTCGGTCGCCAGCGCGGTGGTCGATCGTGACGCGCACCACATCCTTGGCTGTCATAGAAATCATTAAGCCTTCGATACAGTTGCTAACTGTATATCCATCATTCGTTTTTGTGTGACAAAACTAGTTCCGACATTTCACGACTCGCGCGCTGTAACATTCCGAGCAAGTGCTCAAGGAGTCCAATGTCGCGTAAATTGTCGGAACCTAAATCCCGTGGTGAAATCATTTCGTCGTTCGCTTCAATGAAGTTCGCTGCGCCTGTAGCACCGGCTGACACCGCGCCGGCGAAGCCCACGACTGATACTGCGCCAGTTGACGCGACCGCGCCGACCTCCGATGAGGTCGACACCGAACTCAACACCAAGATCACCGCGCTTGAAGCGGCGTTGGCTGACGTCAAGGCAACGCAGGCCAAAGACCCCGACGACAACACCGACCCCAACGACGCCAAGGTCGACGACGCGATTACGGCTCTTGAGACGGACCTCGCGACCCTAAAGAGCGCCCAGGACGCCGACGCCAAGGGTGACGCTGATACCAAGACTGACGCCGTCGTGCCGCCGACCGAACAGAATGAGACGCCTTCGAAGAACTCAAAGCTCGCTCTCGCGCCCGAGGACACGACGACGCCTGTTGTGAACCCCGTAGACGAGATGGGCAACGTCGACCCCGACGCCATCTGCGCGACGGACGGCTGTGGTCACCTTGGAAGCGTGCACAACGACACCGACACGGGCGAGAACACCGGGGCTTGCACTGCGCCTGAGTGTGAGTGCCAAGAGTTGACGTTCGCGTCTAATACTGAGGACGGGACCAGCACTGGGGGCGGACCTGACAACCAGGGCGGAGACGGTGAAGGCGACATGACTTCGCGTGGGGAGGCATTCGCCGATGCCGTCAGCGATTCGGTGCCGGGTGACGACTCAGCGCCGGATGCTGTTGTGGTAGATGACGAACTCAACCTGCCGCCGGCTTCCGCTGGTGGCATGAACATGGGCCCGGCCTTCACGATCCCCGTGGCGATAATCGAAGGTCAGCCGACCGGCGACGGACGAGACATCGCTTTGGATGCCCTCTCATGGGGTCCAGCGCCCTACGCCTTGATGGGCATGGCGACCTCCACACATGACCCGATGGGCTTCGACCCGAACGATCCGGCCGTGTTGTGTGGTCGAATCGATTCCTTCGAACGCGGGCCCGGCGAAGGCAGTACGAACATCATCATCGGCAAGGGGTATTTCCTCGCCAACGATGACGGGATGTACTTCGCGGACCTCTTGGAGCAGATGGGGCGGCTTCCGGTTTCGGGAGATGTCACGGTCGATGAGTCCGAAGTCACCGTTGGTGAGGTCGACGAAATGGGCTGGCCGATGGACATGACCGAGACGCTGACCAAAGGAACTTTGGCCGCAGTCACAATCCTCCCGTTCGGTCCCGCCTTCGAAGGCGCGTACATCGTCTTAGGTGATGGCGGAGAGACCCAAGCCATCCCCGTGACCTCGCCTGAATCCGACGTACCGCAAATGCCGCCCGCTCTCGCCGCTGGTGGTCAGATCGTGCACTGGATCGCCTCGTCAGACTGCGTGCCCTGTGACCAGGGACTTGACGTCATGCTTGCTTCTGGTGGACCGAACAAACCGCCCAAGGCGTGGTTCGAAGACCCGAAGTTCGCGATTGACGATGGTCGCATGATGCCCTTCATCGCCCAAGGCGACAAGGGCAAGATGATCTCCGGTCACGCCTGTCCTCCGACTGTCACCGAAGAAGGTGAAGTCTTCGGCTATCTCGCACCGTGGGGTGTGTGTCACATCGGGCAACGTGGGAAGTGTGTGACTGCTCCGCACTCCGCCGTGGACTACGCGCACTTCAAGCGCGGTCAGCACGTCATCACAGCCGAAGGTGAGTCCGTTCGAGTCGGAGTTTTAACTGCGAACACGGGTCACGCGGATCTTCACTTGAATGCCAATGCCTCAATGGCGCACTACGACAACACGGCCTTCCAAGCCGCTGACGTCGTAATCGGTGAAGACGAGTTCGGCATCTGGTATCACGGCGCTTTACGACCCGACGCCACCGAAGCCCAAGTCAGGATGCTCCGCGCCTCTGCCCTCTCAGGCGACTGGCGCGAGATTGGCGGGAACCTCGAATTGGTTGCTGCGCTTGCTGTCAATCAGCCGGGTTTCCCAATGGCGATCACCGCTCACGGTGCCGTTAGGTCCCTTACCGCCGCAGGGTCGTGGCAGATGTTCGTACTCGGTCACCCCGAAGTCTCAGACCTCACCGAAGAGGACGGGGCAACGCTGGCAAAGCTCGCTCGTGGCCCGATGATCCGACTCGTCAAGAGCGACGCGAACGCACGACTCGCGAAGTTGCGCAAAGACGCGGCGAAGGATGCGCGCGAACGAATCAAGTCTCTTTCGGGCGTGGCGTAAAAAACTTTTCGGAAATGCTCTGTCTTACGCTTTGCGGTGTGTACTATAAATCTCACTGAAGGCAAAATCTCGATGAATTCGAAGACGAAGCCCTGCTGGTAAATCCAGTTCCTAGACACAACAATGTGTCGCACGACTTACAGGAGCCGGATTTACTATGAGCCTTCTTTCAACCATCAGGGCCGAAAAGGATGAGTCCGCACGCGCGACTCTCATCAACGAACTCACGTCCGACGAACTCGCGACCCTTCAGGCCGAGATCCTCGAAGTCGATTCGAACATCGACGACAACGACGACTCGGTCGCCACACTGGAAACCA